TTGGTGGTATTAACCGAGGCGGCGATTTGTTGGCCGTCCAGCGCAACACTGACTTGGACGGGACGCTGACTAATGGTATCCAGCCGGTTAACAACTTCGTGCAATGCCGCAATATTCTTTTCGTCGCCGCCTTTAATGGTATTGATAAAATCGGCCAAATCCAGGCCCAACTTAGAAAAGAGCATCGAGCCTGCAAACTCCATGGGACTTTGGCCGGGCTTATTCAACGCTGCTGGCGGCGCAACATAATCCAACGCCCCGAACAATGCGGCACCCGCCCCAGCGCTTTTCAGCAGCGATAACAAGCCGCCGCCCTGCGTAGCCGCCGGCAACGTCGTAGCTTTAGTTAAATTAGCCCAAGAGACCGGACCGGCGGCGGTTGGCTTGGCCGGGCCGGACACCACATTTTTTGCCAGGTCCAACAGTTTGCCGCCAACTCCTGCCGCACCGCCTGCAGCCAAGGCTTTGCCGCCACCCAGAACCGAACCGGTAACACCCACTGCGCCAATGGCGCCTAATACTGTGGCAGCGCCATACGCAGCCGTTGCCAAATTTTCATGTTCTTTAGCTAATTCATGAGACTTTTCCAATAACGCATCAAGGGGGCCTTTAGAATTTTGCAACGCTCCAATTCCGGCAAAGGCGACATCATTAGAGACTTGCTCAGATTTAAAAGATGAGGTTGCGGCTACGGTGGCAAACGATCGCTCCAACTCCTGGCCATTTTCGCCAGAGACTGCTTGCTTGACTTGACTATACTTATCACGCTGATCGATCATGCCTAGCAACCCCATCATGGCTTGCCGATCCTGAATTACCTCGCCAAATGCAGATTGCTGAAAAATGTCCGCCGCACCTTCCAAAGCTTGTTTGCGGTCTTCGGATTTGGCTTTTTTAACTTTCAAAAGCGCCTGTTTAAGATGTTTATCTTTACTGGCGACATCCTCAACCGCACGAACGAACGCCTCTAATGTATTGGCTCCTGAAGCCCGAGCTTTAGCAAGCGACCCAGCAAGGTTAATACCTTGTTTTTCAAAATCCTTAATGGTGTCTGGACTTGCTACCTTGCCCAGTAGATTTGTTAAGTTATTGGCAGCTGATTCAGGAGTACCTGAAACAATACGAACGGCCTGATTAGCGGCAATCAATGATTCATAGCCCGCTTGATTGCCCATGCCAAGGCTTTTCATTACAGACATTTGCTCAGGCAAGTATCTGGACATATCTTTTAGCTCGAATCCGCCCAACTGGCCGCCTTTAATCGCTTTGCTAAACACCGCTTTGTCATCATCCAAATTCATGCTTTGCTTGGCAGAATTCAGAATATTAATTAATTGCTCGCGATCGGCATCGGCCGCTGTTCCGGCTTGTAAAACGCCTGGCAAATGCTTCATTGAACTTTTTGCATCACCAAATGCACCGCTGCCCGACAATGAAGATAATGCAGCGGCTGCCGTTTCAGGAGAACCGCCATAGTCTTTTACCGCTTTCTTAATCGCATCATGCAGCCCCTGTTGACCTGCAATTCTCCCGGCAGTGTCCAAATCAGAGTAGGCTGTATTCGATAACAAAGCCAATTGGCGGCCGTAATCCATCGGGCGCTTGGCCGCCGCCGACAACACATAACCGCCTGCAGCCGCTTGCGCACCGGCACGGGCAATACCGTTGAGGGTATCCAACGTGCCTGCAGCCACACTGCGCACGTTTTTCAACGAAACCGCCATTTTGTCGATCGCCGACGTATGCGGCTTGTTGGCGGCAGAAGCCAATTTATCCAGCGTCGTTACGGCTTGCCGTCCGGATTGATCGACGTTTTTAGCCGTGCGGGCCAGTTGCTCCAGCGCCGTGGGTTTGGCTTTATTCGCGCTTTCGGCAACTTTCGTTAATGATGACTCCGCTTGCTTGCCGCCATCCGAAATATTTTTCAGCACGCGCACCAACACGCCGGACATATTGTCCTTGATTGATAACAGCAAGCTGAGCGTCATATCGCGGTTAGACATTAGGTTTTTCTCTACGCTGGCACTTAAACCGGTGTTGGTAATGTTGACGGGATTGCGAGCCTGGCTTATTAGGCGTCAATAACGAAGCTGCCAGCGCTTCCGGCAGCGTCTCAGGCTGATCGATGCCTAGCTGTCGGAGGCTGGCAATGAGGTTGTAGTAGGGTTTAAGCCGCTCAGCGCGGCTTTGCGCTTTTTTGCAACGTCGTCCTGTGCCGCGATAATCACATCGGCGTCCTCGTCGGCCAGGCTTAACAGCATTTCGCCGGTCACCGCCAACTCGGGGGCTTCAACAAACTGCATTTGCTCGGCGGCCTTATAAAAGCGCACCGTTAAATTGTTTTGCACCGACGCTCCGACCGCATCTTCATCCACGTCAGGGGCTTTGCTGATCGCCGCAATCGAATCGGCAACCGTTGCCGCCCGCATCGCAAACCGTGTCAGCACTTGTCCGTTATGCTCAAAGCCAACGGCTAAATCGTATTCACTCGCAATCATTCGGTCACCTTGCGTACTGCAGTTAATTTGATATCCCTAACCGCTTCGTTATCCACGGTGTATTTGTCGCCCACTTCTTCCGAGAAACAATCCAAATAGCTGGTCCGTTTCCCGCCAGGGTCGGGTGGGTAAATCGTCATTTTGGCACCTTCAATCGCCGCCCAGTCGATATCGCCGGTTAACGGTATTACGGCGGTGACCGATACCTCGTAGGTAACGATGCCGCGCGCAAAACCTTTCACGCGCAATGCCCGATTCATGGTTTTAACCGCCTTGCGACCCGTTTTTTCCGTCACACTGTACGACGTAATTTCAATTTCTTGGCTGTCAACTTCCAGGATAACAATGCCGGTATATTCTTCTAATGCCATTGCTCACCTCTACAGAATCAAATCGATAATGCCTGCAAACACATGCAGACCGTTGACCACATCAACCGGAATACGGATATTCAGGCGGTTGGCATCCTGCAAATCGTCTTCGATCACGATGAACTCCAGGTACGCCAGCACGTTTTCGATAATTTCCAGCTCTTCCAGTTTCAGCAAAACATCAATGACTTCGGAGCGAACTTTGGCCTTGGTTCGTACCGTCTTTTTGTCGCGTGGGAAACGTAACGCCAACCGCTCCCGGACAGCTTTACGGACAAAGTTCAACGTGCGAATCGTAGTCAAATCCAGCAACGCCGGATCAGGAATACCGGCTGGATTGACCGTATAACTGGTGATAGCCCGCTCAATTTGCAATTTGTTGCCAGGACCAACCACCAACGGGGTGACGCCGTTGTGCAACGCCGTCTCGATCTCCATGCGGCCAAGACGATTTGCCAACGGCGATACCGGCATGCCGGTTAATTGCAGGGTATTGAGCGGCCGCGCGGGGTCTTCTTCGAACGCAATGACCGCGCCGTAAGCCGCTGCCACTTCGCAGGCCATCGCCGGCACATTGGGCGCCAGCCCCGGCGTAATGAAGCCGGAGTTCAGCGCCGTCGCCAACGTGGTCGCCTGCGCCAAGGTTGTAGTTACCCCCGTTACGCCAATGCAACTTCGTTGTTCGATGGCGCTATTGACCGATTCAAGATGCGTGCGGATCGCGGTTAGGGTGGCGGCATCGTTCCAGGCACTGATGATAATGTCGTGGCCGGCGCTGAATATGGCCGCCAGCGCATTGGTTAGCGATGGCTCGGTTTGGCCGGTTGCGGTGCTGGCGATGACCGACGTCACACCGCTGGCAGTCGATGAGGCGGCAACTTGAATGCCTTGGCCTTGACCGCCTTTGTTTTTGGCGGTCAACGTCAACACGCCTGCTGCCGCTGTAACGGTCATCGGCAAATCCAATTGGAACTGCGCTTGCGCCGCCAGCGCATCGGCGATTGCGTCTGCGGTATCGCCGCTGGCTACGGCAACCTGTACAGCCTGGTTGGCAATACCCAGCGTGTACACGCCGCTACCGGTTGCAGGGCCGGAAAGCGTCACGGTCTTGACGGCTGCAACGCCTGCTGCCGCATCGTCCACAGCAATCACGTCCAGATACAAATAACGGTTAGCCTGCAGCGCGGACTTGACCATCAAATGCGCCTGGCTGCCTGCCCCAAACAGGATGGCCGCTTCGTCGCTGGAATAGACCGATATCGGCGAATTGGCCGGCCAAGAGCCCGCCGCTGTTTTTTGTGCGATGATAATTACCCGCTGCAAATTGGTGGTCAGCGTGCGGATCGCCAGGCGTAAGTTAAATTCGAAATAAACGCCAGGCTTACGAATGCTGCCAGGAATCGTTTCAGGGGCTACGTTCAAACTAGCCATTGTTCACCTCTTTTTTGCTAGAAACAGGCTTAACAACCAGCAAATCGCCATCGGCGATCCGGCGGGTGTAATACGGGGTTTCTTCGACCGGGACGGCTTCATCCCCGATGTAAGACTTCGGCTTTCCTTCAATGGGCACCCGGACACCGGGCGCAGCTTTTACGTGGATCATGTTGATTGCTCCAGTGTGAGTAAATCGGATGCGTCGGCAATGCCGTCGCGCGGTGGGGTTAAGTCGTAATCGATGCCAATCCGCAGCAAATCAGGCGCAGCGGGTTCCTCCGGTGTAGCGGCGATGTAGTATTTCGTGGTGAGTTCGACGGCGTAACAGGCCAGATAGTTGGCTTTAATCGTGCCGTTGAATAGCGTCTTGATGCCGCCAGGGTTGAGAAAATCGATCTTCAAGCCTAAATCGCTGCCCAAAAACAACTGGCGCAGATCGCTGATCATCTGGTAAGCCCCGGCTTCGAACGTATCGCCCATTCGGGCCGAGCGCTCGCCCCTGACATTGCGGGCACCGGCAAACACCGTAAAGGTTGCCGGCACCAGCCAACGTTTACGCTGGGTATCATGGCTGATGGGTTTTCCTTCGCCCTTGAACGTGACCCAGACCGCCGGGAACGCCAGCAACACGCGAGCAATGGCGTCGGCGTCGCCGGATAATTCGCCGGCGTAGCTGGCAACGGTTTTGATCGGGTAGCCGAAGTTTTGCGCTTTGATCAGCGCCAACATGGCATCTTCGATTTGGGAGGGGTAATTGGTAGTCATGGCGCCAGTTTATCGGGCCATGAAAAACGATGCGGTTAAAGGAATTTAAGTGATGTACAGGCGATTTATGTCCTGTCAATAATCGTTGAGATTACCGAAGATGGGAGGCTTAGCGATAAATTCCGGACTATCGGTCACCGCTGGCGCCGTTCCGGCCGTGTCGGGTTCCAATTTAATATCGCCTTCCGAGACTTTCTCTAAATAACGAATGGCTTGTTTGTAACGGTCTTTAACAACCTCCGGCATCAGGTCTTTATATAAAGAGAACCGAACGATATCGCAGGCCATCCGCTCGAAATTGGCGGGCACGTGGGCCAGCGGCAATGAGTATGCCGCCAGATAACTATTGATTTCCGCATCCGCATCGGCGATAGCCAGATCGACGGTCACCTCATCAATCGCCGCCAAGTTGGCTTCATCGGTCAAGCGAATCAGCTCAACCTCACCGAAACGGTCTTTCAGGTTTTGTAGCGTACAGTAAGGCATTGGGAGTCAATTAGAGGTAGTGGTCCAAGAAATGCACCAGGCCGCTGTTTATCGCTATCGAGCGTCCCGGTGCAGTTTTAAACAAGGATGGCTATTCCTTGGCGGTTTTTTTAGATGAGGAAACGGATGTAGTTTCCTTTGTCTGGTTGACTGATGCGTCATGCCCCTCCTGGTCGTCGCCCATTTCTTCAAACTTCTTTGCCGACTCCTGAGCTTTCGGACTATTCGAAGCATCGTTTGACTGTTGATCGTCTCCAACGTCTTCCAGCCATTCGCTCGGTTCGATCACGCCTTGATCGGTCAGCAATTCAGCTTCGTCCTGGTCCAGCTCCTCATGCTTAATCCGAGAACCTGGCGCCAAGCGTTTGCCGTTGAGCTTGATAGGGCTCTTGATGATATAGCCAGTGACTTTGATTGGCGTCTTCATGTTATGCCACCGCATTTTTGATCAAATAGCCTGCTTCGGCGCCGGCAATGACCGGAGCAACCTCGTCAATAACCGGATAAATCCAGCTGCGGGTATTGTTTTCATAATAAGCTTTTTCTACCAGCGGATAACCTTTCAGCCGATAGGTATAACCATAACTCGGCGTGCCTCGGGCTGCCAGCGTGGCGGTTTCGGCATAAGCCAATACCACGTCTTTGCCCCATACATCGGTCGGCGTATCGGCTGCATCCAGTGTAATGGCGTCGCCGACCACGATTTCCTTCACGTTAAACAGCTTGGCTAACTGTTCAACTGATAGACCGACACCATTGGCCGTTAAACCGATTACCCCCTTCAGAACGGCCGCATCGACCAGCTTCGGATGGTATTGCAGGATTTCCCAGACATCGGCGCCCATCGTCATCAAATTAGGACGTTTGCCGGTTACTTTCCGAATGGCATTGCGGCCATCAGCTACGTCCCCTAGCGGGTCGGAGTTGGCATAGTCGCTCCATTGGGCCGTTCCGGCCAGCGTGACCTTGTTCCCAGCACCGTAATTAGCGAGGTTGGTAGCCATGCCTGCTTGAGCGATTTCCAACCTCAGATCGATGATATCTTGAGTCGTCATCACCGTTGTGGACGCCATATCGATGCCCGGCACCACATTGGCTTCCTCTTCGATTTCAACAGGCACTTGACCTTCCAGCGCATGTTGGGCCAGCGCAAAACTACCGGCGGCGAAACCGACATTGATGCGTTTGACGTTGCTGCCCGGCGTGCGTGCCATGTTGTATTGGCGCCAGGCTGACTTATCGAAGGTAATGATCTTGCCGCCGCGCGCACCGACCGGCACATACGGAAACAATTTCAAACCAATGTAATTTTCGTTGCGGTAACCTCGGGCAACGGTGGTTAAGACGGGATCAACGACGCGGGCCGCGCCGGGTGTCATTTGAGTCATGGAGGGCTCCTAGTTTGTAATCAGAATAACTTCGACGAATTGACCGGCGGCTGTGGCCACTTCACCCGGCGCCATGCGGGCTAAGGTCACGCCGGCGGCTTTGGTGACAGCACGGCCTGAAGCATCGGCTTCGATCAAGGCATTGGCGGCGATCGCACCGCCGGTTTCAACCACGGCAGTGCCGATAACATCGACCGGAATATGTTCACCGGATTCGCCGGCCGTTCGTCCAACGCCCAAGGCATTGCTGGCGGCACCGGTCTGGGTGCCGTCGCCGGCAACGAAGCGATTGGCAACGACGGTGCCGGTCAGTCCCAGGGTCAGGGTTAATAACGGAATAGCTTGTCTCATGTCGGTTCCTATTTACGTTTGGATACCGCAATCAATGCGGTCTGATAATCGACGTTGTGCTGACTCGCGTAGGCAGCCGCGTCGTTGTGCAACTTCAGCTGCGCCGTATCGACGGTTAAGCCATCGGGGGCCGCAAAATCGACGGTTTGAGCATCATCGCCGCCAGCGGCAATTTCACTGAACTCGACGACTTTCGGCGCCTTGGCCAGCCAATCGTCTTTGACAGCTGCAAGCAGCGGCTTTTTGCCGTCGCCTTCGCCAAACTCAACGACTTGTTCTTGGCCGGCCATGAAATCCAGCGTGGCCACGACCAATTCCTTTTGGAAAGGCAGCAGACGGCCTTCTTTGATTAGGTTTTCGGCAAAGTTAAGGTGGGCGGCATGTTGCGCGGCCTGCTTTTCACGCTTTTGCGCTTCGGCAAAATCGGCCCGATCTTGTTTGAGGCGAGCGTTTTCGGCCTCCAGCTCGGCGATACGTTGTGCAGTCATAGGGTCTCCTTCGGAAAATGCGGGTTGCGGGGTAGCGCCATCCTGCTCGGCGGCTTCCTCCATCAGTTCTTGTTGAGCAGATTGTTCAAGCTGTTGCACGGCGTATTGCGGTACCACCTTGTCGGCCTCATCCTGGCCGTGCTTACCGATGAGCCATTCGCGCAAATTACGCCAAAGACTGGCGTTTTGAACGTCGTCCCATTCGGAAAACTCGACGATACCTTCGTCGGCATCGGCAAATTCGGCTTGTTTCAGGCCCTTGATAGACGGCGGTTGTGCACCGAGAAAACCGACATGGCGCAAGTAATACACGCCGGGCTTCGGGTTGCTGGGCGAATCTGGCCTATAGAAGCTGGCGGATATTTTTTTGTAACGGCCAGCGTTGAATAACTCTGCAAAATCGGCATCGACTTGATCCGGTTTGGCATAGAGACCGCTTTCGCTATATTGCAAGGATTGCACCCAACCATAGGCCGGCGCATCAGCCTTGGGATGACCTATGACCAGCGGGGCTTCATGTACTGACGGATCATAGGCCGCCGCCGAGGCAGCTAAGTCGCTTTCGGAAAAATTCAGCAC